CTTGAGAACCCCGATCTTCCAGAGGAGGAGAGAGAACGTCTTAAAGGTATGCTTCAAATGACCGAGAATACTGAGAAAAAACCTTCCGTACAATTTACCAAAGAAGCAATGGCAGATGATAAACCTGAAGAATATGAGATACTGGAAGAATCCAAAGAAGAAGAGGAAATAGAATCTCCAAAAAATGAAGTAGTTACTGTTGTAACTGAGGTTTTAGAGCCTCCCAAGAAGCAGACTTATGATTTTAACTCCGCTTTTGAAGAAATGGAACAAGAGGCAAAACAAGAAGCAGAAAAAAAGAGCTTCTTTACATCTATTAAACAAGATTATCTTTCTTCTGATAAGGATCAAAGATTAGCCCAGCAGGAAGCAAATGTCGCGGCAAATCTTACAAATGACGATATACGAGAACTATCAATTAAATGGGGAAATGATTATCGTCCAACCGAATGGTTGCGAATGGAACAAATGTATCGTAGGTACGCTGATGAATATGAGCTTAATGTTGACAGAGAAGAAGTTTTGAAAAAGATGTGTAAGACTTCTATTAAAATGGATCAGGCTCTTGATGATGGAAACATGGCAGATTATTCAAAACTAGCTACCGTCTTTGATCAACTCCGCAAATCTGGAAAGTTTACAGAGGCTCAGAATAAAGATAAACAAGATAAGTATCTTGATTCTGTTGGAGAACTTGTTGCGGCAGTTGAAAAAGAGGGAGGAATCATTCCTAAATTTGATTATAAATATGAAGTATCTCAAGATAAGGTTGATTTAACTATAAAAGATTGTCAATCTTACTTGTTCAATTTAGTCCGCAATGAGATGGGCCTTGGTAATCTTATTGAATCTTATATTCAGAAGCTTGATCAACAGGCTGCTCAACAGCATGAGCGTTCTCTTGGAGACGGTCTTATTACGAGCAGAGATGAAGAAGACGAAGCATATGCTGAAGCTGATTCTTGGATGCAGAATCTACAAGATTCTATTGCGGCTGATGCTGAAAAGATGTTCGCTCAGTTAGACGAGGAGTGATAGCAATGTCTCTTGAATCTTTGCTTAAAGGAGAAACGTCGAACGATAACAAGCCGACAGTTAGAGAAGAGATTACTCCAGAGGTCATTCGAGAAGATTTACCTCAATTACGCAAGTTAATTGCTTATTGGAGAGTTTTTCCGGATAAGTTTGTTGACTATTTATGCTCGCTGAATCCTAATAATAGTTTTAGATTTTATTTTTATCAGCGGGTATATTTAAGAGCTATGATGCGATTTAAGCATGTATATCTGGTCTGTCCACGAGGATTTTCAAAGAGCTTTTTGGCGGTATTAGCATTGATGCTAAAATGCATTTTGTATCCTGGTAGCCGGGTATTCGTAGTTTCTGGAGGAAAGGAACAATCTGCCTCAATCTTATCTTCAAAGTTGACGGAGATATGTAGATTAATTCCAGCTTTGGAAAAGGAAATTATTTGGGATGTTCGAAAAAGTAACACTGCCAGAACTAGGGCTACACGAGATAGTGTCATATATACGTTTAAGAACGGATCTTCTCTTGAGAACGTTGCTTTAAGTGAGAAAACAAGGGGTCAACGTTTCCAAGCTGGTTTGATAGAGGAAGCTGCTAGTATCGATCAAAATTTACTTAACGAGGTAATTCTCCCTACCCTAGTTGTTCAGAGGAATATTAATGGAGAGGCTGATGATCAAGAAATATTAAATCAATCTCAGGTTTTTATCACTTCTGCTGGCTATAAGAATACCTTCTCTTACGAGAAGCTGCTACAGTTCTTATGTGAGTCGGTTGTGCGGCCAGATGAGTCCATTGTTTTAGGAGATACATGGAGAATTCCGGTTATGGAAAAATTACAACCAAAGAACTTTATTGAACAACTGATGCTTGATGGCACTTTTAATGAAGCGTCTTTTGACAGAGAGTTCGAAAGTAAATGGGCCGGTAGCGTAGAAGGTGCCTTCTTTGACATTGAAAAGTTCAATAAATATAGGATTCTTGAATTACCAGAATTTTCTGCTAGTGGTAAGAGTAGCGTAAATGCCTATTATCTTCTAGGAATAGACGTTGGCCGTCTGAATTGTACTACTGAAGTCGTGGTTTGTAAAGTTACACCGGCTCCAACAGGAGTCGCTAAAAAGCATATTGTGAATCTATATAGTTTTGACGAGGAGCATTTCAAGGCTCAAGCTATTAAGATAAAAAAGATCTTTAAACAGTTTAATTGCCGCATAGCGGTAGTTGATGCTAATGGATTAGGCGTTGGACTAGTAGATGAATTGGTGTTAGACCAAGAAGACCCCGATACAGGTGAATTACTTCCTGCTCTTGGAGTATATAATGATGAAGACGGTAAGTATAAGAAATATGTAGACAATAATCCAAATGCCATCAAAGATTCACTTTATTTGATGAAGGCCAATCTTGGTATAAATACAGAGCTTTATGTATATACTCAAACACAGATGAGTTCTGGAAAGTTACGTTTCCTTATTGATGAAGACCAAGCTAAGACTAAATTGATGTCTCAAAGTAAGGGGCAGAAGATGAGCACTAATAAAAGAGCTGAATATTTGCGGCCATTTGTTATGACTTCTATTTTGAGGGATCAAATGATGAATTTAATTCAGGAAAATGAAGGAACGAATATTATTCTAAAACAATCAACTAAGACTATTAAAAAAGATAAATTTTCTGCTTTGATATACGCACTATATTGGTGCAAATTAGAAGAAGAAAGTAAGAAAAAGAAGAAGATTGATCCTTCAAAGATGATGCTCTTCTCTTCTGCTAGATCTCGATAGATGGGCAAAAAGTAATTAAAAATCTGAGAGCTTTTTGATATTTATTGATGCATATATTTTTAAGGAGGGCAGTTCGCTATGAGATCTTCGAGTGGAGAAATTAAGATTTTTGAAGTTTTGCAAAATAGCGGACTGCCCTTTGTTGAAGAATTCGAATTTTCTGATTTGGTTTCCTCTAAGGGCAGACGTTTGAGATTTGACTTTTGTGTTTTTTCTACCAAAGGAGATATCCTTTTCTTGATTGAGTATCAAGGTAAGCAGCATTATTTGCCAGTAAAAAGGTTCGGAGGAGAAAAGGGTTATCATAAGCAGTTAGCGAATGATAGAAAAAAGAGAGAATACTGTCTTTCTCATAATTTAAATTTGGTGTGTATTCCATTTTGGGATGAGGATAAAATCAGTATTGATTATATACTACATGCCGCAGGATTGGAGGTGTAGATGGCTTTTGTAAGAGAAGAAGATAATCAACGAAAGAAAATTGATGCTTCTAAAATTACATCCGAGTATAATAAGATTCGAGTAGGAAGTCAATGGCTTAAGGACGATGTAACAATTGATTCTGACTTTTTCTCTAGGCCAAGAGCTAAGAGATTTAAAAAACAAGATGTGATGAGGGCTGTTGATCGCTGTGAATTAGATGAATTGAGACGTATCTCGAATTATTATTATGAAAAGAGCGGTATTTATAAAAGACTTTGTAAATATTTAGCTCATTTCTATCGATATGATTTATTTGTGACTCCCGTTCAGTATGATAAAAAGGTTCCGCAAACAAAGGTTATAGAGGGTTGGTATAAAGCATGTTACTATCTTGAGAATTGTGATTTGAAAAGGGTTTTTAATCAAATTGCTTTAAAGGTAATTAAAAACGGATGCTTTTATGGATATACCCTACGTCAGAATGATAAAGCAACTATTCAAGAGCTTCCAGCTAGATATTGTAGAAGTAGATATTCTTGGAATGGAAATCCTGCGGTCGAATTCAATGTAAAATATTTTGATGATCAGTTCTCTGATGGAGAATACAGAGTGAAGGTTGTCAAAATGTTCCCCAAAGAGATTCAGAAAGCATATATTTCCTATAAGCGAGGAACATTAGAAAAAGACTTCCGTGGAGACGCTACCGGATGGTTTTTACTTGACCCTTCTTTGGCTGTCAAATTTAATCTTGATTCTAGTGATTCCCCTGTTTTAACTTCTGTTATTCCTCATCTTATGGATCT